CGCCAGTGTGCATCGAATTCGTCGCGTGAATGAAATTCCACACCGTCCGGGATAGCGATGCTCTTGAACATGTCAACGATGTATTCACGGTTTGGAAACTTGAAGAACTCTTTCCCACCGCCGTAGTCAACTCGTCGATGCGCGTGACAGTCCTTGAACCTGTTTTCATAGAGAGTCTTCTTTTCGCGCGGAAACTTGATTACCGCCAAGAGCTCGAGCGGCCATGGTTGCTCGGTTTGATTTTTCCGGGCTTGAAGATTATCAGTCACACCAACCTTGGTGAGGATTTCACCGTCCGATTCGATGAAACTGGTTGCTGAGATCGTCCAGGCATACATGTAGCTGTACATCATCTTTCTTTCTTTCCCTGTGTGGTTCTCTTCCTTTTAAACCCTTCCACTCGTCGAACATTGCGTCGAATCTAGGAGGGACTTGTTTTCCTTTTTCCAGCGTTGCAGGGTCTCGAAATCGTCCTGAGTTATGAGTTCTTTGCGGAGCCCGATGCTCGCGATTTCGTCAAAGTCCTCCAGTGGGACGAACCGCGCCGCCCAGTCCCCGCGTTGCGCGAGCTCCGCGAGGAATGCGATGGCGTCGAGATTCACCGAGTCGATGGCGGCGACGATCGCGCCTTCGTCGAAGTCACCGCCCGCGTCGTAGAGCGCCTGGAGCATCTCTCGACCGGGCCAACACGCCGCGTAGAACGACACGCCACCGTCGTCGTATTCGGTCGCACGTCTGCATTTGAGCAGGAATTGTCCCACCTTCTTCGAATTCCGTCGAAGGTACTCGACGTCACCGGATAGGGCGGCTTCGCGTATTCTTTCAGCGCTCATCTTCCTTCCTTGTCAAATTAGTTATTCTCTCTTTTAGACTGTTAAAGAAGAGACACATCTTTCGAGAAAAGATGCGAACGTACATCTCCGCGACTGGGTACGGGATCGACGTCGGTGAATCCGCGAGCGAGAACGACGAGCTCACATTTTCCGCCGATCCCGAGTACTGGTGGTTCCACGTTTCTGGGTACCCGGGAGCCCACGTGGTCGCGCGTGTTCGAACGCTCGACCGCGAGACTAGGAGAGACGCCGCGATACTCGCCGTACACCACAGTAAGGCGCCCGTGGATGCGAAAATGACGGTCGTGGACACGTGTCGCGTGGCTAGTGTGAGTAAACCCACGAACGTGCACGGGCTCGTCGATGTCTCCGAAGAGGGCGTCTCAGAGCTCTGTGTGTTTCAAAATAAGGCGACTGAGAAGGCCCGGTTAGGGCGTCTCCTCTCTCGTATCTTCAAGCAAAGTTGATGTAGTTTGTTATCACAATTTGCGTCGATTCAGTGAGTCGTTAAGGATTGTTTATGCATCAGTTCTGCCATTTCTTTATCCTGTTCATACAACATTTGCGCCATTTCTCTGTCATGTGCGTGTCGCAATCGTAACATTCTTATCTCGTGCTCATGTTCCGGTCGCTCTTGTTGCATCGACTCGTTCAGTGATCCCTCGTTTTCTGTGTTTTCTGTGAGTAGTTGCGATTCCGATTCCTCTTCGTCTGTGACTTCACTGGCATCATCTTTATTCTCAATCTTTCGAAAATGCTGTTTGCATGCGTCTGTCGTCCTGAGATGCCCAAATTTACGTTCAAGTAACTCTGGGACGCCTTCGTACTCGGGTCGCCCTGCTTCTCGATTCCTCTTCACGAGTGAGCGGAGTGTGGATTCTTCGGATGGCGTCCAGTTGCGGCCACTACTTCGAGAGACTCGACGTCCATTCGGGAGTTTGCAGTGTTTTTTGTTTTTGAGTTTTTTAAGATTGGTTTCGTTCATGCGATGCCGTACTGCATATTGTGTCCGTTTGTTTTTAGACCTGGTAGAGATCTTACGCGACGCGTATTTCTCGAAGTCGTCCTCTGACATATTACCCTTCTTATCCCGATAAAGTTTCTCGAGATATGAGTCTTCATCATGTGTCCATGGTACTTTCTTGCCAGTCGCTTTCGGTGTCGTCTTCTTCTTCATCTTCTTTACGGCCTTTGCGTAGATACGGTCACATTCGTCTTTCAATTTTTTTTCCCTGGCCTCGATCGGCGAATCGTCATTTTCAGATTGATCGCGCGTGCGCCGCGTACACTCTCTTCTCGGTCTTGTGCCTGGTTCGTCTCGATTTGCGACGGTACCGGACCTCTTACGTTTTTTTACTCTCTCAGCGGGAGATTCAAACTCATCCTCGGTGGTCAATGGCGGGCTAGGTGAATCGCCGTCGCCATCGTGCACTTCAGTACCCGCGATTTCTTCCGATTGTTCATGAGACGGAGTCCGAGGGCGTTTTTCTATAACCCTTAACCGCCACGAGTTTGAAGATTTGTCCCAGAATCTTGCGTACCCCGAATCTGTGACGACAGCGTCATCATCTCGGTGCGTGGACGAGTCGTCGCCCTGGGGCACCGCTACTGCCGCTTGAGGCGTGCGCGGCGAGTACGTAAAACCGTCTTCACACTTTCTCGCGTTCGAGCGTTTAAATTGTTCCTTTAGTGGGACCATCATCTTTCGCGCGCGTCGGTGTGTGCGCGACGCGCGCATCGCATCTTCTCGAGATTGATTGAGATTAGGCAGTCAAAACCGTTTTGAGTATTCAAAGGTCGGGGTGTGGTGAATGAGAGTATAGAATATTTCATAAGTTCACTACTTAGTGCCCTGATATACCTATCTTCGCGAGATTACGATGCGTCGCCTCTTCGTGGCGGTCTCTTTTTGAGCGTTGATCTCGCGCCACTCCTTTTGCAAAAGAGCGTACTTCTTGTGGCATTCCGGGCACTGAGGCGCGATCGGGTCGTCCCCGTGAAGTTTGAGGAACTTCATGGTGACTTCGCCGAGCGTCGCGCGACCTTGTTTCGCGAAGGAGTCGACGGCGCGAGATATCAACTCGGGGCGCGACGCGCCGATGTGCGAGCGCGTGAGTCCCTGTGTGCTCCCGCACGTGATGCAGCATTCATCGTCGTCGAACGTAATCAGACGGTGCATGAGATTCGCGTACGACCCAAATTGAAGGTGACGTTTCAGGTCGTCGCGCTTGGATTTGGTATCGATCGTGTACTCGACGCTCGATACCAGTTCTTTTTCCGCGTTGTTGAGTCGTTTCTTGTCGCCCCCGACGTTGGCCACGATCTTGTCGATCTTGCGTTGACAGGCTTCTTTGTGAATATGAAACGTGTACGGTTCGCGATTCAAGATATCATACATGTTGGAAATAGTAGCCATGGCGGCGCTCGGCTTCTTTGTTTACCATTCGTGTCACTCAAACCTTTAAACCATACACAGTTAGGATCTCGCGAACGGCGTCGGAACGCAAGATATCGGCTTGGGTCATCTCGATCGTCTCGACGTGCGCTAAATCAAGGCCATCGATTCGCCGCAACAGGTCCGCGAGTCCGTTCTCTGGTCCGACGTCTGATTGGTGAAGGTCGCCCGTCACGACGAGCTTACACTCCGGGCCGAGGCGCGTCAAAAGAAGTTGCATCTGACTCCTCGTCGAATTCTGCATCTCATCGGCGAGGATGAAGGTTCGCTCAAAAGTCCTCCCGCGAAGAAACCCGAGAGGTTCGACGCGCACGGCGCGGTCCATCTGAGATCGCGACATGTGTTTTTCAAAAACGTCGAACATGGGGCGCGTCCAAGGCGCGAGCTTCGAATCACTGTCCCCGGGAAGGTAGCCCAAATCTTCATCCGCCGCGACGGTTGGGCGCGTCAGGGCGATCCTCTGGTATCGCATGGCCTCGTGGCACGCGATCAGGGTTTTGCCCGTTCCAGCGGGTGCGTTCACGACGACGATGGGTTTAGTGGATTGAAGCGCGAGCATGTATTTGCACTGACCGGCGGTCTGGGGGAGACAACTCATCATCTTACTTGATCATTTGAATTTTTTTCCCAGTGTACTGTATAAATAGAGAAGATGATGAACATGTCCCGAAGAAACGTCGCAATTATCGTCGCCGTCGCGGTCGCGTGGATGTACCGCAAGCAGATCGAAAAGGCGATCCGCAAGCAAATGAAGAAAGAGGAATACTGCTCGAAGTGCGGATTCTAAGTAAGTAGGTAGTTGTGACTCACTGTTGGACGCCACGCGAAGGTGCCATACAGGACGTTTTATGTAGTTATTGCAATTTGACCTCGCCTTCTTCGTCCTCCTCGGCGACCGGTTCGAGCTTTTCCGGGCGCGGTTCGTGTGGAAGCTCGATGGTCTCGAGCCCGGACGCTTTGAATTCCTGAAACATCCGAAGCGAGCCCTCGAGTCTGAGTATTTCCTTCGTGTACTGTTCGATCGCGGAAGTGATCTTTTGAATGTTTTCGTCGACTGATACGGACGGCATCTTTCTTTCTTTCTCGTCCTGATCATCTCCCTTTTAACTGCTTAAAGGAGAAGATCTGAAAAGAAGAAAGATGAGCATCATCACGCGAACGGGCGTCAATATCTCGAGCGGCCCGATTCAAGAGTTTCGAAAAGAACTGACTGTGCGACCGATCACTAACAATGAGTTCGGCTTCCCGCCTCCTCCTTTTAAAGTTTTCAAACCGACAAAAACAGGCATCTGCGTCCCAAGATTCTACGCAGAACAGCGCATCGGAAAACCGGTCGAAGATAAACGCCCCGAGCCCGCGCGAATCAAAGTCAAGTTTCACGGACAATTGCGAGCATCCACCCGTCAGGTGGAGGCGTTTGATCGAGCTATCGAGGCAGGTCACGGCGTGCTATCTCTTCCGTGCGGCTATGGCAAGACGACAGTCGCACTGGCCATAGCGTGTAAGCTCCGGTACCGGACGATGATCATCGTACATAAACAGTTTTTGGCCGATCAATGGCGTGAACGAATCAAACAGTTCGCCCCGGGGGCGACCATCGGTGTCATCCAACAGGAAAAGCTAGAGGTCGAATGTGACTTCGTGATCGCCATGCTTCAGTCGCTCTCGCTCAAAGAGTATAACTTCTCCGATTTCGAATCGTTCGGGACCGTCATCGTCGACGAGGCGCACCACATCTGCGCCAAGGTGTTTTCCCAGTCGCTTTTCAAAATGTGCCCGAAACACATCTATGGGCTCAGCGCGACGCCCGAGCGAAAGGACGGTCTCACCAAGTTACTTCACTGGTTCATGGGACCTACGTTCTTCGCCGTCGAGCGCAAGAATCAGGACGGCGTCGAGGTGTTCCCGACCCCTTTCGATTGTGAGATGTACAAGGGACCACCGCCGGCGGCGAGGAATGGGAAAATCTCACTCGCGTCGATGGAGACCGAGCTCGTCGAGATGCGTTCGCGCAACGTCATGCTCGTCAATCTCATTAAAAAGGCGTCAGCGGGTTCGCGGCAACTCCTCGTTCTGTCGAGTAGGCGCTGGCACTGCGAACACCTTCATCAGTGTTTCAAGAAAAGGTCCGGTCTGTACATGGGTGGGATGAAGGCGGCGGCGCTCGAGGAATCTTCAAAGAAGAAGATAATCTTCGCGACCTTCTCCCAGGCACACGAAGGTCTCGACATTCCAACTCTCGACACGGTCATACTCGCGACCCCAAAGTCCGACATCGTCCAGTCCATCGGGCGCATCATGCGCGAGACCAAGGGAAAGCTCAACAACCCACACATCTATGACATCGTGGATCGATGGTCCATATTGAACGCGATGTATTACAAGAGACTGCGCGTGTACAAGAAGGGTGGTTTCAAAATTCACGCGTGCGCGCTCGAAGACGAAGAAGCCGCGACCCCGCGCGGTGAATTCCTGTTCAAAATTTAATCTGCCTTTGTAATAGAAATGTCGGGACTCACGGCACTGGTTTCCAAGGGACCCATCGATCGGTATCTCACGAGCGACGATATCAACAACTCTCATTTCAGAACGAAGTACAGTCGAAAGACTCATTTCGCCCAAGCGCCAAAACTCATCACGACCGTCAACCCAGATGAAGCGTCGGTGTTCACCATCAAAATTCCATCGGCCGGCGATGTGCTCAGTTACGTGTGGTTCGAAGGCCCGGGCATCGCGACCAATCTGTTCTATAAATCCACCGTCGAACTCTGGATCGGCCACCAAAAGATCGATTCACACCGATACGATTACATGTCAGACGTATGGCCGTCGTACCTGGCGGACACGTGGACCAAAGCTCAGGAACTGAACAACAAGATGTCGCAATCCACCACTGACTTCGTACCGCTCCACTTCTTTTTTAACGATTGCAACTCGTTTCTACCGCTCGTCGCCTTGAAGTACGCAGAAGTCGAGATAAAAATCCACTTCGACGCGACCGTGGTCGCCGGACTCACGGCTGCACAAAAACAGGCAAAGTGTTATGGAAATTACATTTTCCTCGAAGCACCCGAGCGCGAGGCGCTGCTCTCCAAGCCGATTGATTTGTTGATTCCACAGGTCCAAGTGGTCGATCACGACATGACGCACGTCGACGATAACTCGACGGAGGCGGGTGGTGACAATCGAATCGATATCTCGTCGTTTTCACACCCGGTTCGAAGCCTCTTCTTCGGGTTCCCTGGTTTGTCGAACGATGATGTCAACGATAGGTTCACGTTCAAAGAGGCTGATATTCTGCTCAACGGTACGCCCATCGTCGAAAAGATGTCGCCTCTGTATTTTCACACGGTCCAGAACTACTTTCACTCGACGCACGGCATCATCGAGTTCGATGTGACCAACAAATGCCCGTTCTACACCCGGTACTACGTGCATCATTTCGCGTTACACGGCGATTCGTGTGCCCCCAGCGGGTCGGTGAACTTCTCGCGCCTCGACGAAGCGTCCATCGTGTTGCGGGGCGTGGAGTGCGGTTCAGATCGCGCCACGAATCAAAATCTCACCGTTTACGCGCTCTCGTGGAACGTGCTCCGCATACGCGACGGCCTTGCCGGAATTCTTTTCGGTTCATAGATTAGTTAACCATGCCTTTCATAGGCAACACTGGTAAGATAGATCAGATATATCTGGCGCGTCTCGACCCCCAGCAAGTAGAAGATCAACAGGCTGCGAACCTTGATAACATCCGTACGGGCGATATCGAGGCGTCGAATGTTTTGACGTCAAACATCGGAATCAATGTCCTGGACCCGACCCATAACTTCGAGCTCGGTTCGAACCTGTTCATGGACGACACGCTCTCCCCTGACGAATTCGTCCTGGACGTGAAGAAGAGATCGCGGGCCGAAAAACTCTTCGTCACGCAGCAGTTCGGTGTCGCAAACACCAATCCAACGCACGCGGTGGACGTCGCCGATTTGTTCTTCATCGAGACCACGCCCGGTGCCGTGAATCAAGTACAGATCGATGGGAACCTGCGCGCATCGAACACGCTCACGATGACGCGCGCCGTGTGGGGTGCGAATGAGACGGTCGTGATCGATCCGAG